GACGAAAAGCCAGTCAATGTATTTGACTTTGATACAGGCGCAAACTTCAAGTTGAAGATTCGCAATGTTGAAGGCTATCGTAATTATGATAAGTCTGAGTTCGAAGCTGCAAGCGCCATCTCTGAAGATGATTCCATCATCGAAAGCATTTGGGGCAAGCAACATTCTTTGACACAGTTCTTAGATGAGAAGCACTTTAAATCTTATGACGAATTGAAAAAGAAATTTGTTATGGTCATGGGACTAGCAGGTGGCACTGCACCAGGCAAGCGGGCTGACGAAACAGACTTGAACGAACAAGTTGAGTCTGCACCCAAAGCAAATCGACCAGTCGTAGAAAAGGCGCCAGTTAAAGCGCCTCCTAAAGATATCGACTTTGATAATGACGACGAGTCTTTATCCTACTTCGCTAAATTAGCTGAAGATTAATTAGTTAAGTCTAATTACCAATAGGGCCTTTATGGCCCTATTCCTATCTTATACGGCCACCGCGGTTGCGATATCGAGATATAGCTGTTATACCTGCACCTGCCGCGACTGCTGTTGCCGCAACCATTGGCATTGATACTGGGCTGGTTGGCGTCATTTGATTTACTATATTATTGATAATGGGTGCCGTTGCCTCCATACCTGCCTTGGCATAGCCTTTTGTTTCTTCATACATTTGGTCTAATACTTCAGCAGCAGATGTTCCTAAATTTGGTAATAAATTTATAGACTGACCATTAGATAAAGTAATTTCTCCAGCTTTATCCAAAAAAGGTATTGCTTTTTCCATTACACCTTTACCAAAAGCCTCAGCCACTTCTTCTACTTGCTGTTCAAAATTTATTAAACCTTCGATGACAGTCTTTAGGGCGCCATTAATATTATCTGAACTCTCAACTGTCTTTTCAGTATTTGCTTGTAGTATACCGGTTAAATCTTCTGTGGCAGCTAAGCTAGCTGGATCAATTGTTGGTCCTTTTTCTTGACGTTTTCTTAATTCTTCTTCATCATTTGCATTCAAATCGCCAGAATACAAACCCGCAAATAATCTTGACAGTATGCCTGTACCTAATGCTAACTTGGCCTTACCAGGCATACCCGGCATTTTTTGTTTTACGTCCGTGACTCCACCTGCTCTTTGCTGTGCACGTTCTCGCATTCTGTCTTCTATTGGGTTACCGGTTTTTTCTGGCCCAGGTAATTGAGGAACGTTAGGGCCAGGTAATCTAGGAGAAGAAGAACCACCACCAGGTGTAGGTGAAGGTATAGGGCCGCCAGGTGTAGGCACTTTACCAGGTTCTTCCGTGGGTATTGGGCCTCTGCCATCTTTTCCCTTTTTATTACGATCAGCGTCGTCGGGCAACCCTCCAGGCAATCCTTTAGATCCTAATAATGCTTCAATTAATCCTTTTAGTATTGCAAAACCTGCTGCAATTGCTGCCGTAATGATACCACCAAGACTTCCTAAAATACCACCAAGAGCACTTATAATACCAGCGCCTAACATTCCCAACATACCCTTACTGCTGTCGCCACCATTTAAATCTAATTTACTAGCAATAGCTTGTGCCAACAATTCTCTTTCTCGCGCGCGAGGACCTTCTTCATATTGTTTTTTAATAAAGCCAATGTCTGTTGCTTGTATTTCAGAAATTTCTCTAACCATTGAAATTTCATCCATCATCTTTTGTTGATACTTAGATGGTCCAAATAACTTGTTTATTGCAGATTTGAAGAAACCTTTATCAGTATCTTTTTCTTTATTGAATGATGTTTCTGGTCTGGTATTCTTAGTCTTTTCAAAATATTTCTTAATATCAGTCATTCCCTTTGCATTGCCAGTAAAGAACTCTCTTTGCATAGTTTTTATATCATTTCGCAAAGAATTGTAATCTTTCTTTTGATCTCGCTTAAAGCTCATTATAGAATCAGATAAAGTATGCAACACTCTAGTCTGAGCATCAAGATGCGCATTCTGTGATTTTATTGTATCTAATATTTGTCTATCAGAATTGCTTAACGAGTTTTGAGGTAACATTTATTTGCCTAGATTTTTTTGTGTTTTAGTTTCTCATTTTGTTCATTGACATAATTTATTAACATAGTAACGTAAATATCTCTTTCCCACGGAATCATATTTTCTAATTCGGATAACGAATAATTGTGATTATTGATAAGCGAAAAATTTAATTGATAATAGTTAACCAGACCTTCGTGTGAAAGAGTTAGACGAAAAAATTCTGCAGGCCCTCCAGATTTAATTCGTTATGGGCACCGCATGCTGGACAATCTTGTTCTATATGTTGTACTACTTTTGGCATAGTGATAAAGAATTGTTCTAGCATTGAAAATTGATTCTTTGAAAAAGAGTTAACAAATTCTATTAATTCTTCTTTAGTATAATCATCGTATAATTGTTCGTCAGTATAAACAGACTTAATACAAGAGCAAAGAAGCTCAACAACACTTTCAGATTTAAAATTTTGATATATTATAATCATTTCGTCAAATTTTGGATATCGCATTTCCAATCCAATTTTATCCGATATCAATATCTTTGTAGTATGTGCTGGATCTTTTTTAACTTCTGCTTTGGTAATATCCAATTCAAAATTTATTTTGTTTTCGCAATTATTACATTGTAATGTTAGATTAGTATTTTCACCTACAGACTTAGCTCTTAAATTTAAGAAAATATATTCAATATCAAAATTTGGTAGTGTGTCTATCTTTAGTTTATTGAATGTGCAAACATCAACCAACTCTGTTATAATCCTGTGTATCTCCTCACCATCTGATTCTAAAGCCGTAAGAAGTATTTTATATTCTTTAACTAAGAATGGTCTGTATTTAATTTTTTCTCCGCTAGAGGGTAAAATCAATTCATATGTTGGGGTTTCTAATTTAGGTAATGCCATAATTTCTCCAGTTTAATTATAAAAGTCCATTTATCATATCTTCAGTTTGCGGTTTAGGTGCAGTTACTCTTGAGCTTGAATACCATCCCTGTTCTTTCTCTAAACCATATGCAGGATTTGGTACAGATCCAATTACTGTAGGTGTGATTGAAGCCATAATATCAGAATATGTTATACCATTTGTTATTCTGTGGTTAGGCGACCATCTTCTATAAACAAAGGTTACACTTAGTTTATGAAAGCTATTTGTTGAACTTTGATTCAATTCGAGTAACGTATAGTTTCTAGGAAAAGCATCTTCTAACAATGCAGAATATGTTATTTCATCTTTTTCGTTAAGTTGCATAATTTCAATAGGTACAACATAATCGCTTTGATAGTGCACAAAGTATTGTTTTGGATCAACAACGATTCCCAGCCAAGCGTCAAATAATGCTTTAATATCCATTTGCTGATCTAATAAGAAGGTCATAGTTATACCTTCTCCGCCGTAGTCCGCACTAACAGGCCTCTGATAAACCGGCCCGTAAATTCTTTGAGTTTTAACGCTTATATTTTGAGGCGGTAAACTTGTAGATTCGCAGAACATATTTACAATTTGAATATCTTTAAATACTCTTTGTAATCCTGCAGGTATAGGAAACAGTATTTCAAATCTGTTTTGTTTAGCAAGACCTCGTTGTCTTACTTCCGCTTGAAATCGTTTTAGAGAAAAATTAGCCATTTAATACCACTTGAATTTGTTTTTTGTTTCTTGCCATACAACTTCTTTCTTTGCTTTCTTGAAGTTTTCAACTGGCAACATTGCCGCTGTTACCCAATCGCGATAATCTATTTTTAAAAATCTTGTTCTTAAATGATCGTTTAGATAATGCTTCACGCACGCAGTTGCGGCTAGATATTTTGTAGAACTGTTTAATATTTGCCACGAAATTTGTATTCGTGTTTTTTCATCCATGTTCTTATCTGTTGCTAATTTACTGAGTGCGCCCAATAAATTAAATCTAGCTAGATAAGGCAAATAGTGTAAATTAATACCTAAAAAACCATCGGGTAATTGTTTAAAAGGAAGTACCAATGGCATTGTGTCATAGTATGGCAACGTATCTTTATGCTTTGGATCATACATAAACAAGTACATTTCACCCGGTTTTATTCTATTAGTTAAAGTTTCGTTACGTATTAACTGTAAACCCGACACGCCAGAACCTAAGTTTCTGACCTGATTTCTATACCAAGTGTATGATTTCTGGGCATCGCCAGCTTTCATATTAACTGTTTTAAAAATGTTATCAGCCATTAATTATCCCTAGGTCTTTTTCTGTTAATATCATAAAAG